GTGGCTGAAAACCTATCTGACACACGTGTGCGCAAGGCAGCGGCCAAGGCGAGTGATTATAAGATCACCGATGGTAAAGGCCTGTTTGTTTTGGTCAGACCGAACGGATCGAAGCTTTGGAGGATGCGCTACCGGTTCGCAGGAAAGGAAAAGCTCCTCTCGTTCGGGCCTTACCCGGAAGTGTCGTTGGCCGAAGCAAGAGAGAAGCGCGATCAGGCCCGCAAGTTAGTTCGTGACGGAGTTGACCCATCGCTTGAAAAGAAGCGCCGCGCGCTCTCTGTGGCCCAAAGCTCTGGCTATAGTGTGGAGCGCGTCTCTCGCGAATGGTTTGAACTGAACAAAGGGCGCTGGACGCCCGTCCATTCAAATGACGTCATCCATAGCCTTGAACGCGACGTCTTCTCGCATGTCGGTAGCTTGCCGATCGCGGATCTTGATCAGGCCCTCTTGATAGAGGTTTTGCGAAAGATTGAGCGTCGCGGCGCAATCGAGACCGCAAAGAGGGTACGCCAACGATTATCCGGGGTATTCTTCTACGCACAGTCATTGGGTATCGTGCGCGACAATCCAGCCGAAGCAGTTATCAGCGCGCTTAAACCAAAACCAAAAAGCAGGCGGCAAGCTGCTGTGACCGATCTCAGTGAGCTGCAAGAACTGCTCAGAAAAAGCGAAGGCAGCGGCGCTTATCCCGTCACCCTGCTGGCCTCGCGCTTATTGGCACTTACCGCCGTTCGTCCTGGCGTCATTCGTGGCGCGCAATGGTCGGAGTTCTCAGGTTTCGACATGGAAGGAGATGAGGAAGCGCCTGAAGCTCTGTGGACCATCCCGGCCGAGCGGATGAAGCTGGCCCTTACCCGCAAAGATGAAGGGGAGTTCGATCACCTTGTGCCCCTCGCCCCGACCGCAGTCGAGACGATCAGGGCCGTCCACAGGCTGACCGGGCGCGGTGCCCTCACATTTCCTAGCCAGCGCCATGCTCACAAGCCGCTGTCAGAGAATGCTATCGGCTATCTCTATAACCGTGTTGGATGGCACGGCCGGCACGTGCCACATGGGTGGCGCGCTGCATTTTCGACCATTATGAATGAGTGGGCAAAGGAGCATGGCCGGGCCGATGACCGAGCCGTGATTGATCTGATGCTTGCCCACCTGCCGAAGGAAAAAGTGGAGGCCGCTTACAACCGTGCCCAGTTCATGCCGCGCCGCAGGCAGCTCGCTAATAAGTGGGCCGATATGCTGATGGAAGGAGCGCGTCCTGCAGCAGAGCTGTTGACGGTGGCTCGGAGGTAATCAGATTATGATTCCTGCCTTCTCGCTGATTTATAGCCATTTTCTTGTAAACTCTTTCCCAAAAACCCTCATATTTCCAATACTTAACTGTTATGCGTAAACTTCATCAGCTGCCCTCAACCGGCAGAATCCAGTTGACGAAAACAGAACATTAGAAGAACAAACGACTCATGGCAGATGAGTCGTTTCAAACAGTTGAATTTGTCGATGAGGTCGCAGCGATCATCGCTTGGTTGAGGCGGGGCGGAGATTATGAAGAAGGTGAATACAAGCCGTGGACAATGCGTCATGCCCAGTCGGCTCTCGTTTTTGCACGCGCTATAGCTGAACGTCAGCACCATCCAACATATCGGCCAGATCCCAAAAGAGCGAATAGAGCCCCTCTGCCGCCCCGAAGTGTGCTGACGTACTCAGCAATTTCTGTGCTCGAGGATGCTGCGGAGAAAGCCAGCGCATCTCCTATCGAACGAACAGACGCGCACCGGTTGGCCTTGGGCTGGCTGGTCAGTTGTGGGATCGCCTTAAGCTGGCAAGCCGATAAGTTCTGGCATCTGCTGGGCAATGACCCCTACCCTGCCGATACGCACAAGGAGTACATCCGCAGCACCTCGTTCAGTTCGTCGATACGACACTGGAAAATGGCCGCACACATCAACTCCTGAAGATCGTTATGCCTCTCCGGGATCAACCGGAACCTGTGTTCGATATAATGACTTCCTTCGCCACCTTTGCATTTGAATTGCCGCCAACCGTCCAGCGCACATCTTCTTCGCGAAACCGAAATCCGGAGAAAATACGACGCACTTCTGGATGATCATTCAGCGACAGGAAGAATTGTCCTTTAATTCCCTTGAGTTGCTCGGCCATGCACTCGAACTGATCACGGGCGAACATCCCTGCTCCATAATCGCCTTCATTCCCGAAATACGGAGGGTCGAGATAAAAGAGAGTGCCGGCACGATCATACCGGTCGATAAATTCACTCCAGGGCAACCGCTCCACCGTTACCGATGCCAGTCGTTCATGCACGTCTTCCAGCATCGGCCCTAATTTCATGACATCGAAGCGAGCCGCATTTTCCGGTGACACACCGAAGTTACGGCCTCTCACCTTTCCGCCAAAAGCAGTCCGCTGCAGATACAGGAACCGGGCCGATCGCTCGAGATCGGTTAAGCCAGCCGGATCGAGCGCAATTAACTTTTCAAATCCAGTTCTGCTAGTGATCTGGAAACGCAGCATATCCATGAAGGCAACGTAATGCCGCTGCAGAACGCGAAAGAGCGTAGAAACATCTTCGCTCCAATCGTTGATCACCTCCACCGTCGGGCGTGATCTCCGCCGGAAGAATATGCCTCCCATCCCTACAAATACCTCAGCATAGGCTTTGTGCGGCGTGTTCTCGATCAAACTACATAGGCGCTTGGCGAGATTGCGCTTCCCTCCAATGTAAGCCGCCGGTGGGCGGCAAGGTGAAACGGCTTGAAAGTGTGGCTGTGGATTCGACAGCATCGCATTTGTTCCCTATTTGTTCACACGCCGAGTCGGCAGGCGGGATGGACCCAATTGGGGCCTGATTGGGACATGACGACGCATCTTCGTCGGTATTGGGGCGTTGGCGCGCCCTGATCCCCCGCCTCTCTGGGCGGATGATCTGTTTTTGAATGTTCAAGGATGATGATGGCCTGACGTAAGCCATCCTTCTTGCGACTGCCAACTGGCGGACACATTTGTGAAAGGCATTAGGCCAGCGCAAATTTACTCCATTAGCGGTGCGGTGCACCAGATTAGGAATCTGGTGCTCTATCCTGCTGAGCTACGGGCGCGCATTAGGAAATGCGAGATTTCCGATAGTTTCAGCAGGCCTGGGCGTCAATCGAAAACGGAACAGAGCGGCAACCTGAGGCACAGTGCGGCACAATGATGTCACAATTTGGGGTGTATCCCCTTCGCATACGTGAATTGACTCCCTGAAGACACAGCCTTAATCCTCCCGCATCACCGAGGGGGATCAAATGCCTAAGCCAGTCGTGTCATTGGATGCCTATGTTTTGCCCGACGATCATCGCATTTTCAAAGTTTCGCCGGGAAAGACATACCGCTTCTACAAAGAGGTGAAGCGGTCCAATGCGATTTTTTTGGATGTGCGCGGCTTGGACCATTTGGACGGGCATCCGAATACATGGTCCGATCAGGCAATAGCAAAGGCGATCGCAACCGATAGATGGGATCGGGAATTGAAAAGTCGGGCTCGCGGGAATGATCCGAAGGGATCAAAAGCCATTAATCGGACTGACCGAACTCGACTTGGATTTCTGAAAGCGTTGCTAGGAGAGGCGCAGAAGGGCGATTTGGTCGTCGTTCCTGTAGAGGGGTATGCAAAAGACGTTTTGATTGGTGAGTTGCTCGACGAGCCTTGGGACACCAAGACCATTGTGGCTCAGGACGGAGAAGATGGTGAATTCACCTACATTGGGCGACGTGTGAAGTGGAAAGCTGCTCAGTCCAAACGCTTCTTCAGCGGCGAAATGATCAAGGCGTTGCACACTCAAACCGCTGTCTTCCAGATTGGGCGGAGTTTGCACGAAGAGGTGTACCGTCTCGCCTATCGAAATTTCGTCTACCGCGGCAATTTCGTCGCCGAGTTCCATACAGGCAAGGCGCGCTTTACCTCAGAGGATAGTGCGGTGCTATCCGCCTGGCTCAACGGATTTGACTATCTTCAATCTCGATTGGGAGGTGGTGGGGCGCTGCCTGCCTCGTTCTACGAGATGGGTCTATCTCAGGTTCCGGACGATCAAGCTGCAGACCTCACGATTAACGTGAATTCGCCGGGGGCATACGTCCTGAAATCTCCGGGCGGCTTCGCCTTGGCCCTCGTGGGAATGTTTGCCCTATCGGGTTGTGACAGCAAAACTGTCGTGGACAACGGTGTAACGGTGGAACTCAAGACTGTAGGGGTCGGCTCGAATGCGGCGGGAACTGCCATAGAGGAATGCATTAACGATATGGCTGTAGCTTTAGGCGAGGCTCGCCTCGATCAAGCGAGCGATTTGTGCGCCCGAGCGGGAAAGGATGCCAAGGTGACGACAGCAGCAAGCTTGAAAACCGTGCCGAAAGCGCGCAAATAACTATCATGACTACAGCCGCGCCACCTTTTGCACATGTGACCCGTGCGCAGTTGATCAATTGGATCAAGCTTGCTGCAGGCGGTCTTGCGACCGCTCTAGTCGGCGGCTTTTTCGCCGCTGTTTTCACATACTACGCAACGGCCAAACTTAACAATGAAGCGGCCCTTCAGCAGCAATATCTTGTAGCGGTGCAGGATTTCAATTCGACAGGCGCGAAGGTTGATGCCGCAATCACTGAACTCGCCGATAATGTGCTTGATGGCCAAGAGGTCGCTCAAGCCCGCCGAGAGGCTAGACAGGCCATTGCTGCGCATGTCGCCGCCACACAGGCCCTTGCTCCATTGATGGGGAAAGGCAATGTGGCAGAGTACATGAAGGGGTTAGCCACCCTCCGACTGATGGTCGACGATACGGATGGCAGGAGTGCTGCGCTACAAACATCAAAGGCCCGTTTCACTTTGATGGAGAATCGGACGGTGATGATCGCGGAAGCGCGGCAGCGGATTTATGGTCACTCTTAGAGAAGCTCTAGAGAGCGGGAATCTGACTCAGTTCATCGCCGAACGCGAAGGCGAGATTGGCGACCGTGAGGCCTTCGAAGCTACGCTTCGCTCAATGGCCGGAAAGTCGAAAGAAGCTCCGGAAGCATCGTCTCCGGACGGTTCCGACGATTGAAGCGATACTCGAATTCCTTTACGTAACGGTTCAGGTGCTTGGCGCTCACGCTGGTGTGGGTGCCGCTGATCGAGCACTTGAGGTGCCGCCAGAAATTCTCGATCCCGTTGACCGTCACAGTCTCCGCTAGGCGGTAATCGTAATAGGCATACTCTTCCGCGCCATGGTTCACGCGAGCGTGGCGGTAACCGGCATCGGCAAGGTTCGCGTAGCTGCGCAGTTCGTCGGTGTGGACGTTGCCGCCGATCTTGACGTTAGCAGTCACGAACGGCTCCAGAGTAGCGCGGCGCTGGTTCGGCACCACTTGGGCCACCACATCGCCGCCGCGCTCCAGAGCGCCCACTACAACCGTCTTAGCGGCACTACCACGATTGTGCTTGCCCTTCTTGACGCCGCCCATGAGCGTTTCGTCAATTTCGACATCTGTGCCGGGGCCGCCGATGGGGCGATCACCGTCAACGTCCGCCATGTGTTCGCCTATCAGCGAAGCCATGCGCCATGCGGTTTTGTAGGTCACGCCAAGCTGGCGCTGCAATTCCTTGCCGCTGACGCCGTGGCGCGTGGTCGTGAACAGGTGGATTGCATAGAACCAGAGTTGCAGCGGAGTGCGGGTCTTTTCGAACGGGGTGCCCACGGTCGGGTGCAGGTGATGGCCGCACCACTGGCACGAATAGGCGCGTTCCGCCTTGATGCGAAACCACTTCGAAGGCCGCTCGCACTTGGGGCAGGTGAAGCCTTCGCCAAAGCGAACGTCGAACAGATGCTGAAGGCAGGTTTCGTCGTTAGGAAACTTGCGAAAGAACTGCGCGGTGGTGAGAGGCTTCGTTGTCATGCCTCATTGTATGCCATATCTCGTTACGTATGGCAAGGGGATAAACCCCCACAATTTGCGTCACAGAAATTGCAGATAGCAGTTGACAAGTACAATAAACTTGTACATAGTGATTGCATCAAGAGCGGATGGAATGGCCAACCGCGATAGGTAAGGAGACCTTAAAATGACTTACAACGAAAAAATAGCTGCCATCATTTCTGAGATTGCCCCAGTTCTGAAAGCTGACTTCCTTCCTGAGCTATACGCTGCCGGGCTTCTCGAAGAAGCTGATGAGGATGATTTGCATTTTGAAGTTCGCGGCCTGCATACAAAGACTGGTGCACCGCACGCGTTCTCAATCTGATGTCACCAATTGATCCAATAGTTAGAACCGGGAAGTTTTGCGAATGAAGACTCTTTACTCCGCCTGCCTTTCCCGCCTCGGACTATCTCGGTCAGAGGCCGCTAAACTCCACGGTGTCCGTATCGACACAATTAATTCATGGGCCACAGGGCGGCGGCCAGTCCCGGAAGGCGCGTGGGATGATCTGCGACAGCGTGAGGATCTAATTATCGAGCGAGCTGAAACCATCCGCGAATTGTGGGAAGACGCTGGCGAGCCTAAAGAAATATCAGCCAAATGGGACAGCGACGTTGCTCTTTTGGGATTAGCCGACTTTATCCTAGGCGGCCACTGGGATGATAACGCGCCTATTCCTCAATAACATTATTGGCTGAAAAATGGAAGTTGATGTATGTTAAGGCTGAGTAATATCGCTCAGTCCCTCGGCCCAGTCCTGCGCAGCGATAAGCCGGACTGTGTTTTCGGTGCATATCCTTACATCCTCGGGTGGGACTAGCACTCCATCCAGCTTGGGCAGCGCACGGGGTCTGTCAGCACCTTCGGCGCCGCCACTTTCGGCGCTGGCTCCGGACTGGCTTTAACCCACCGGCGCGCAAAGCCGATCGTAAACCGCATTATGCGAAAACACCTGCATTACAGTTGCATCGCTGTCATAGAGATTGCCCGGATCATCCACGCTCGATGTCGGGGCAACATTCGGCCTAATCACCTTCGCGTTCAGGCAAAAATCTGAGACAGTTTTCGGCCGCTCCGCGGTTGCTGCGCAGGCACTGGTCATAAAGAGCATTGCCGCTACCGCGAGCGGCTTCCCGTTCCACTTTCTCACGCGCATCATTACCTCGCTCTGTTCGTTCAAGTGTTTCGCGCAAATCGCCTTCGCGCTGCTGTGTAGCTCCTTGGGTAACGCCTGTGGCGTGAGCGCCATCGAGCGCATTATCCGCGATCGCTACGATGACGAACGCGGTAGCGATCAGGGCCGCGACAATCGCAATCCAGATCCAGTTCTTCAGGCCCAGCAGACCACTTGCTGTAAGAAATGCACCCATCATTCATCCCCTTCACGATGCGGATGATCCCGCTCCTTGGCCGTGAAATAAAACGCCATGGCGAGACCGATCAGCCCCTGCACCACGATGGCCTGCGCAATGGTCTTGAACAGATCGCTTTCCGCCAGCTCCGGCTTGAAGAAAATCATCAAAAGGATTTCCTGCGAGAGCAGAAACACACCGCCACCGGCAATCGCCCGCGCGCGCAGCTTATCGAGTGCCCAGCCCTTCACGATCCGCTCCGATACAAATCGGCCTCTGCTTCACGGCGGCGAACAAGACCCTGCATCACCCGGCTGCCCGCATTGATCCACTTGCCGAACTCGGCCGCTGCGCCCGCATAATCACCGGCCTTATGCTTTTTAGTCAGCGTGGCGCGGGCAATGGCCCCCGTATTATAGTGAAAACTCACCAGCGCATCGAACTGAGCCTGAGTTGTATCTGCGTCGCCCAGCGCCTTGCTCACATCATTGGCATATTTGACCAGGTCACTCTCTAACCGGGCATCGGCCTGCGCCTGTGTCCAGACAGTGCCCGGCCCGATGCCCGGCCCGATGCCCGGCCCTGTCGCACCCCATCCGATCGTCCAGGGATCGCCGCCGGTGGCGGGATCGGGATAGGCTTCCAGCTTTCCATCCGGCCGCTTCTTCTCGCAGCCTTCGAATTGCTTAATCAGTGCGATGCCTTTCGGCCCGATGCGCCGCGCCTCAACTTCCGGAGCGCGGGGCACCCCGGCACAATCGAGGGCGGCATGGATCATGGCCACATCGCGCTTGTCGAGCCTTCCGCCACCTGCGGCACGCGCACAATCGAACATTACTTTACGCGGATCATTCATACATCCACCTTCCCGGTGGCAATCAAAACCACCATAATCATGCCGACAAAGCCGACGACGGCCGGCCAGTTTTTGAACCACCATTCGAGCAGGCCCATCGCACCTTTGCGCTGTTGCCGGTCATCTTCGAGCGGCTTGATACGGCTCTGCAAATCCTCAACATCGCTGCGCAGATCGTCGCGCTCCAAAAGCGCAAGACGCGTATCGATCCGCGCCAGTGCCGTGGTGATTTCCTCGAACTTGCGGTCCTGCATTTCGCTGTGGCGTGACAGGCGATTGACCGCATCCGTATTAGCCCGGATCGCCTCGATCAGCGCGAGGCGGCCCATCTGATCGTCTGATGTCGGGGTGAATATCTCAGGCATGGGCATAACGCAGGCTGACACGGGCAACTTCAATTCCGGTGCTATCGACGCCTTCTAGCTTTATTTCGCCCTCTGTAACCAAGACAGGCAGCTCGATTGGGACGCGTATTTCGGTGCTGTAAGCAGCAACCGGCACCATGCGCACCGTTTCGATGGCATCCAATGTCACGGTTAGACGCAAGAAGCTTTTGGGCCAGCTATCTAATGTAATCGCGCTGTCTTCAGGGAATATGTCGACACCTTGCACGAATGGTGCCGGAGCCCACGCAGCAACGATGCTGAGGATGGCATGCTGATCTTCGTAACCATCAGTTAAATAGGTGAAGGATTGCGAAATTGATGCCGTATCGGTGACCCGAGTAACACCCGTGCTGCCGAAGGCGAGATGTGTTACATCTGACAGTCCAACATAAGGCGTGCCAGAGGATGTCCATCCGGTAGCAGTGCCGCCGTCCGTTTGGGTCAAAATCTCCGTTCCCCGCGCTCGCGGTAAAACCCTGTTACGATACATGTAAGGCTTGCCGCGTTTCGCGCTGACCCATGTTATTTCCGGATTTTGTAGAGAAAATCCGCCGGTTTTATTTACCCAGACATAAAGCGTATCAAGGTTGCCGCATGTCTTTAGAATATCACCGGAAACAGAAATTTCGTTGCCCGCAACCGTAGCGGCAACCATCTCACCTTGTGGCTCACTGGTGGGAGGATATGTGCCACTTTGGACATCACAGATATATGCAGACAGCCCGGAAACCCCGAGGTCAACGGAAATGCTGCTGCACTCAGACACCATGCAATCGACAACTATCTCGATTAGCGACCAGTCTCCCATTTGGACACTTCCGCCGCTTTGCAAGAGATCATATTCCCCCAACACCTCTTGCGTAGACCAGTCTTCTTCCGGCGTGAGATCGTCATAATAGCCTGCATCTGCATCAGCAATATAGCGACCACCAACGAGTAGTTCGGAAAACAATTGATCGCGCTGAACATCAGTATTGAATCTCAAATCTTCTGCATTCGTTATACTCAAGGCGGATCGCGCCCGATAGAATTTCAGCCCGGTTTTGGGTTTTTGCAGTGTGTTCAGAAATTCAACCACAGGTGCAGTCATCATGGAACCTGTGCGAGTTCCACAATGTCCTCGATAAAAAAAGCGTTCATCAAGATCATCAACTGCATTGCGAATTGTGACAGGGTCCAGCATCCGCCTAACATTTGCGTATATATCTACGAAATACGCCCCCGTGCTCTCCGCAATTTGTTTATAGAGATGTGCTGGTGTTTCGCGCCGTTCAGACCCGTCGGCAGAGTAGCCGTTAAACCATGGTGTGCTTATAATTGGCTGGATGCCCATCGCTTTCAGCGTTTCGCACAGCGCAATCATATTCTGCGTAAAAACTGCTTCCTCGTAATCATTGCGGTCATTTATGCCGAGAATAATTAAAGCAAGGGTGGAACCCACGTCGCTCGCTGCGATGGAACCGTATTTGGATGCTTTGTTACGCAGGTCTTCAAGTTGGTCGGCTGCATTATCGCCCGATACTGCATAATTATAGATCACAAAATCCGTTTCAGCCTGCGCCCGTTGGAGCCAGCCCTGCCCTTTGAGATAGTAGGTCATCATCGATGTGCTATCGCCGATGATGAGCAACTTGTTCTCTGAATTTTGCATATTCAAAAAATGCGTGTTCGATAATTCGGCAAAGTCCGATTTGGGAACCAGCTCTGTGCTAGGACGCAAAAATTCGGCCTCGATGGCCTCATCTTTAAGCCCATTAATGACGACAAACTTTGCGGTCCCAGGTACTTCAGTTTCAGACGTGTCGTACGTCCATTGATAAGCATCATTCGTACCGTTGACATTCACCGCTGACAAAAATGTAGCTTCGCCAGCTCCAAAGTCTGGATCATCTAGGTAGTACGCAGCCATCGGCTGCACACTTCCCCTCGTTGTGGTGACGCATCTTAATTTAGTTGTGCCAGCGGGTATTTCGTACACCCTGTTGGCCATACTACTATTCGCACGATAAACGCCATCGCTACCGTAAAAATTACCGCTGTCGAATACAGATGATTGTCCAGACCAATTGAGTACTGCATCAAATGCGTTATATATTTTCTCAAGCAGATCAGGATTAACACCAAATATTACTGCCTGCGATGGCGCTACATTGACGCGGCTTATTATGGCTGCTTCATAACAAAATTCTGGAATTTTATATTTGTAATTGTTATAGATAAAGTTAGATCCAGTGCCTACGGTTTCCGGCACCGACAACAAATAGTCTCCATTGATATCAAATAATGTAATAAGATTTGTTTCTTCGCCACTGGTGCTTCCACTCACCTTTATCGTATCGCCGGGCTTAACCGCAAACCTAATGCCTCCGTAAGATGAATTACTAATAAACTGGCCGTTATTATTGCTGTAATAACCATTCTCTACAGATTGTGCATCAGGAGCGTACCATTCCCGCAAATTCTCTACATCGTAATCTATTTTTGTTATAAAATCGGGGAGATTGGCTGTTACCTGAATTTCAAGCACGCATGATTTACCGGCTATACCATTGATAGCAACACTATCTGTACCATCCGGAGCGGGTAAAATTCCTGAGCTATAAGACTCGGCCCCACTGCCAATTTCGAATATCGAAATCACATTTTCATCAACATCCAAGAATGTTACGGCAGCAGCAGAAATGCCCCGCGTAAAAGTCGAATATCGAATCGTATCGGTCGAAGAAATATTAGCTTTGCGATATTGATAGTCCGGATGGGCAATTTTTGAGCCGACAGTGTTATAAAAATAACCGGTTTCCGAAATCACATCAGTGACTAAGGCAAACGTGGACGTATCTGCCACAACGCTTTCGATAATATCTTCGGCTTCGTCACGCGCTGCCTCCGCTTGCTCGGCTGCGGCGCGGGCCGCATCAGCCTGCCGCTTCGCCTCTGCCGTGCTCTCACCAAGCCGCACTTCGACATACTGGCCGCCTACCAGAGCCTGCAATTCACCTGCCATGTTCAAGCCTTCCCCAGAGCCTGCAATTCACCTGCCATGTTCAAGCCTTCCCCATGAGTGGTAGTAATCCGCCGAAAAACACCTCTTCCGCCTCGCCATCCGGCGTAAGCCAGAGTGTGAAAGGAAAATCCTCTGCCCCGGTCAGGTCGGAATCCGCCGGAAGATCGCCGGTCTGGGTGCCGGTTAGAAAAAGTGTGAAAATCGTATAGCCCTGATCGAAAACCGGCTCCGAAACCGTGAAGCTCACCAGCGGCGCTGCGGCATCGGGCGATGCGCTCACATCGCCGCGCAGGCTGGCGCCCGTCCAGTCGCCGGCAATCGTTACCGGCGTCGAATAGACATCGCCGCGAAAGGCAGGCGGTAAAGACACGCCTCCCTTGCCCGCAGCGCGCAGGCGCTGCAGCCATTCGTCCCATTGGCTGGCCATGGGGTTCCTTTCAGCTTCGGGGTTTTACCAGGTGGCGAGTGCCACGCGTTTCCATGTGTTGGCGGCGGTGCAAACATAAAAATAATCGGCATCGTGAGCGATCTGCCCCGCCGTGCCGGGCGCCGTCGCGCTGGCCGGTGCAGAGGCACTGGCCGTTTGTTTCACGCTGTTGAGCGATACGATATCAGCGTACAACTCGCTGAAATTGGCGTTTGCCTTATCCATCGCGTCCCGCAGAGGATCGCCGGTGCCGTCATTCGCCACCGATCCTGTATCGATAATCTGTCTGGCCATTATCGCGCATCCACAGTTTCGCCGGTCGTGTCACAGGTCAGCGTCGCGCTGTCGACAGTGACCGAAGCCGGATCGAGATTGTTGTAATAGTAAGTGCCATCCAGCTCTTCGCTGGTCGGCGGGACGAAAGCCGCCGGGGCAACCCCGGTGGCCGAAAGTGCGGCCGGATGCTTGGCATCGGTTTCCTGTTCGAATTCCAGCGTCACGATGCCGCTGCCCGGATCGCCGCTTGTGCTGCGCACCACGGCCTTGATCGCACCAGATGGATGCACGCCCAGATCCGCACCCAGCGTCAGGCAATCGCCCGGCTCATAATCGCGCATATGCGGCTTTAACGGCAGCGTAAAAGGCCCGCCTTCTCGCCGCTGATAGAGTTCATAATAGGCAAGCTGGGTGACCTGATCCACATCGGTCACCAGATCCCATTGCTTCTCGTCTGACTTTTCTTCGCCATCCGCTGTTACAAAGGCGGCCACCCGCGCGGCCCCGGCCTGCTGGAAACTCCATTGATGCGCTTCGCTGCGATATTTCGGCACCAGCACATTGTGCCGGCTCTTCCACTCCTTATTGAGCTGGCTCGATATGACCCCATCGGCCAGATCGTCGCGCGTAATCGTATATAGGCTTGCGCGGGGCGCGCGATAATCGAAGCCCAGCTTGCCGCCCACCAGCACGGGAAAACCAGCCCCCGCTTCGGCAATGCGTTTCAGATTATTCCACTTATCGCCAGGTTCGTAGATCGTGCCGTTCACCGTCCAGCCATTGGCATCGCACACATTGGCCCATGCCGCGACATCGGCAAAATTGACGCCCGCCGCCCCCAGATCGACCCCGAAAACCTTCACGCCATTGACATAACGGCCATAGGCATATGTGCCCGAATGCGTCGCCGGATTGGCCTGATAGACATAAGTACTTTCATCACCCGCCCTGCACGTGCCGGAGCCGCCCGGAAAGGTGCTGTCGAGGCGCGGATCGTAAACCTTCACGCCCTGCCAGATCGCGCCGATCACAGGCAATTGCCCACCCGCGAACCGCTTGCCCTTTTTGCTCCATTTCAGCGAATAGCCGATGGCCGCAAAACTGCTCAGCTTATGCGCACTGCCCCAGTCCGGCGCACCGGCAAAATGCGGCGCCAATGCATCGGCTTCGGGCCGCGCTCCAAGTTGATAATCGCGCCAGAAATAATCAGAATAATATCCCAGCGCCGACGTGCCGCTGAAACTCACCGCTTCGAAATCGAGCTGCACCGATTCCAGCCCCTGCACCGGCCCGCAACAGCTATAAACCACCGGGATAAACCGATACGGATTGTCGACATCATCGACATTGCCGCCATAGCCCACATCGTGGACCTGCACTCCGCCCGAATAGGTCCGCCCGATCAGATAAGGCTGCGGATTATTCGCGCCGATGATTCGGTCATTCACCTGCCCCTGCGCCCGCGCAGGCTCGCTGGTCAGCGCGGTGCCGATGCTGGCCACCGCGCTCACTGCACCGGCCACCTGCGCGATCGATGCAGCGGAGCCGATGCCCGATATCGCAAGCGGCGCACCAACCGCCGCCCCGATACCGCTGCCGATCAGCGCCGCCCCGGCAACCACACCGGCCACCTGCCCGACAAAGCGCGAAACCTTGCTCACCTTACAATCTCCAACAGGCCAGAATGGCGCTCTGCGCCTGTTTGATGGTCGAAAGCCCATCCGGTACTATCGTATGCCACCCGAACAGATTGCCATATCCATCGACGATGCAAACGGCTTCCAGCCCGCCACTATCCTCATCGCCGCGCAAAACGGCCAGATCGCCGACAATGCCAAATGCCGGGGCGGGCAATCGCGGAAAATAAAGGTCCAGCAATCCTGCCACGCTGCCCGCCCCCATCTTCTTTAACGCCCGCTTCGCGCCAAGCGCGGTGCGAAAATTCGGCACGGGCGGCACATCATGGCCCATTTCCTGCGCCTGCATCCGTGCCAGGCGGATGCAGTTTGCGCCGAACCAGCTAAACGGTTTGTCGCGATAGCGCTCCAGCACCCTTTCGGTTGCTATCGCGCGCGTCGCCAGATCCATTGCTTTTACCGGCTATACTGGCTGGACGAATAACCGCCGCCGCCCGCATAGCTGCCCCCCGTATAGCCCGCACTGCGCGGCGGTGTTTCGGCACCCCACGCCACGAATCCGCGCAGATCGGTGCAGTTTTCGAAACCCCGCTCACCGGCAAAAACAGACTGGTGGAAACGCTGCGAACACACATTGCCTTCATTTTTCAGAAACAGCTTTTCCGGGCGGCCTATCAGGCTCAGGATCAATTGATCCTGCCCGTTTGCCGCCTGCCGCCGCCCCACCGTGTCCACCAGCATATCGCGGCGCTGTTTCACATTGATCGCGGTTAATCCGTCACTATCGATATCGGATTCCCATATGCGGAGACGGCAGCCTTCCAGATCCGCGCGATACCATGCCTGCACCGATGCGGGCGGGTTGGGCCCCAAAACGATCTGCCCGTCCTCGGCCATATCGCCGAAGCCGTCTTCCGGTGCATCCGGTTCGATCAGCGCGCCGAAAATCGGATGATGGCTTTCATACAGCTCGCCGCCGAACATCAGCACGCCGCCATCGCACAGCCGAACATCGCCATCCGGTGCTTCCAGTTTCAGAAAATAGGCTGTGGTGATAATCGGATCGGTCGCCGCCATCTATCGCGCCTCATCGATTGTAAATTTAAATCCGCGCGTCAGTGCATCCGTGTCGAAACTGCCACCTTCGAAAGTCAGATTGCCTTCGATATAAGGCTGAGTAATTTCGGCGATATCGTTGTCCTGCGGGATCACGCGCAGCAGCGGCTCAATGGCCAGCTTTGCCATGCCGCCCACACCGATCCGCGCATTTTCGGCAAACTTGTACAGATAGCGCTGGCCATTGGTGACCAGCGAAACCCACTGCCCCGCACGGATCGCATGGCCCACGGTAAAACCATCCAGCGTCAAACTGTCACCAGCCTGCCCCGCGCCCGCCACTCGCACCGCACCGGGCGAACCCAGCGCAAGGCCCGGTTGCCGGATCGGATAGCGCGCACCGAGACGCACGGCACGCGGCAGCATAACCGACCATTCCGCCGCTTCAATGGGTTGCATCGCCGGCATGGTCACATCGATCCGCCAGCGATTGCCGAGCCTGTTATTGCGCTGCGCGGCCCCGCCAAGCGCACCCTGCATCACCCCGCCAAAATCTCGATATTGCGGCTCGAACGGGCCGGGGCCGGGTTTCGAGGGCAGAAGAATAGCCATCAGAACTTTTTCCCGTTCGCCCGCACCATCATATTATACCCGCCGCCCGCGCCGGCAGAGGCAATGCCCGGTGCGGCGGCAGCGATACGTCCATCCACCTTTGTTTCGAACAGGCCCGTAGTGTCGACAATCCGCACAACAACTTCGCCGCCAGCCGTTGCGTTAACGCTGAAATTATCGTTTGATATGACCGTTCCAGCCGTTCGGGGTGTGAACAGTTCGGGGCCGCGCTCACCGACGATATAGGAACGCCCGGCACTCACAGGCCCGCCATTGGCACGAAAATCGAGACCGGCCAAAAGGTCGATTGGGCCTGTCTTGCTTCCCCCACCCAAAAATCCAAGCTGTCCTGCCACACGCAAAACGCTATCCATAATATCGAGCACACCGCCGCTTTTTATATTCTGGATCAGGCCACTAAGGCTGCTGCTCACATCATTCGCCATATTGGCAAAGCTCTGCGCCGCATTGTCGTTAGCCGCTTCTATCGGATCGACCATATTGCCTTGCAGCCGCCCGATATGCTGGCCGATCTTATCGACCATATCGGGAATGTAAGAATGACCGACAACCTTATCATAAAGATCGAAAAACCAGCCGCCTACAGCTTCAAGCTTGCCTTGCAGCCAGTTGAACACGCTCATCAACTTGTCCTGCACCCACAGCTTTACGCCTTCATACATCGCTTTCACATTGCGGATCACAGTCGGAGCAATCGTGGCGATCACTTCAAACAAAGCAGCAATGGCGCGGATCACGATATCCTTTGCCGCCTGCCATGCTCCGGCGAAATCACCTTTTAGCAGGCTGGAAACCAGAGAGATGATATTGCCGAGCTGGTCGCGGAAATAGTCGCTGAATATCCGCACGATGGCTTTCACACCGTCGCCTATGGCTGTGAATATGGGGGACACGTATGTGTTCCAGAAACCGACAACCGCATCTTTTACAGCGGTGATATAGGGCTCGATCTTATCCCAGTTCTTCCAGGCCAGATATATCCCGGCGATCACAGCAGCAGCGCTCAGCAAAATTGGGTTACCAAGCAGGGCCAGCATAGCAATGCGTACAATCTTGATCGCTGGCCCCAGTTTTAACAGAATCGGCAATAGCGTGGAAAACGTTTTTACCAACGATCCAATGCCGATCAGAGACGGGCCGATGGCGGCAGCAATACCACCGGCCACCACGCCAAATTTAAACAGTTCCGGATGCGCTTTAGCAAAAGTGCTCGTTCCATCCGCTATCCGCTTCACCAGCGTCGTTACCATTTCCAGCAAACCGCTATCGACCAGCGATATGGTCAGGCTCTGGAATGATGAACTCAGTTGCGCTGTTGCGCGCTTATAATCCTTAAGCTTCTGGACCTGTTCATCACTCAGCGTTGCGGCACCCTCGCCGAGTTCCCGGAAGCCTGCACCGCCGTCTTTGAGCAGCGGGATCAGCCCGCTTGCCTCATCAGCGATGGATTCCATGTAGAAAATCTGTTGGGACTGACTGACGCCTGCTTCCTGCAATGCATTGTAGTAGGCTTGCAGAGCTTCAGGGCCGGATAGCTTCTGAAACTGCTCGGCTGTCAGACCGACTTTCGGCGCGATATTGGTGAAGAAATCCGCCATTTCACCGCCGCCCGTAGCAATGAAATCGCCTATTTTGTCCTGTGTGTCCTTATAGATATCGCCCAGTTTATCCTGCTCGATGCCCACCGATTTCGAAGCATGGGCCAGCTTTTGCATTTCCGCCACGCTGGTACCGGCAGTTATCGCCATGCGTTCAAGTTCGGGCACATTATCGGCCATACGCATGGCGGATGTCGTCAGCGCGGCGCCCAATCCCGCCAAGGGCGCGGTGAGGCCGAGAGACAGCTTTTTCCCGGTGCTACTGAACTTATTGCTCAGATTGTTGAGACTCTTTTGTGTCGAAGACATTTCGCGCTGAACGCGATCTGTCCCTTTTTCAAAAGCCGCGGTATCAGCACCGAAAATGGCGCGCAGGGCACCAATGACAACACTTGCCATTTCACCCTCCCTTTACCGATTTTCCGTTTGCTCTAGCCGCCCGCTCGCCTTGTGCGCGCAGAAGCGCGGCCCATGTACTGAGATTGCTCGACCGGTCGGCCGGTGAAGCTTTCGCCTTTTTGCCACCTGTCAGAATACTGGTGAGCTTGGGTAACTTTTTCGGATCGCTTGCGCTCCAGCGAACCTGTTGTACCGCCACAGCCAGCCGCGCGCGGAATTCAGAATCGATACGCCTCTGCGCGCCTTCGACCGCAGCATGAAAACTTGCCGGTGTCTGTTGCCAGAAATCGGCAGGCTGATAACCGGCCGCACACCAGTCTGATAACAGCTTTAGCCAGTCTGTTTTTTGCGGCCTTTCGGCTTTCCCGCCGGCTTCTCCTCGCCACTATCGTCCGGGAACACTTCTTTCATCGCCTCACCGATGGCCTCTGCCAATGGATGGAAGCCTACCTTGATGATGATTTCGCCGGTTTTTTCAGGGGTGATTTCGGCATGATGGCGTCGCAACCCCGCCCAGGCGAGCGCCCGAATAGTGGTAAGGCTGCCCTGCTCCAGCAGAGCCATGGCTGCTCCCATCGGCCCGACCAGCTTTTCAGCTTCGCACAGAGCGTCGAAATCGTAAAACAGCGTATAGCCGCCGATGCGCCTTTCTCCGATCATGCGCCGTATCCAGCCGGTGCGTTACCGGCATAGTCAGGCATGCCGGTCACCTGCGCCGTAAATTCAGCTTCACGGGGGCTGTTTACCGGCGCATCATCAGGTTCGTACTGTGTCAGGAAAATGGCGAATGTGGTCCATACCGCAGTGCCATCTTTCTTCACTTCCTTGATGTAACCTGGTCTGGTTTGCTTGCTCGCAATATGTTCTATGAATAGCTTGTCGTCATCGCTGTCCGGCACATGATACATAGATCCGGACATCTCGCCGGGGTCCATCATACCTGCCATATATTCATTTACGCCGCCGGAATCGTGACTGGTCTTGGATTCGCTTGCCACTGTCAGATTCGGGCGATTGACAGTAATCAGACCGTCCACCTTTTTCGGTTCGCCCTGATCGTTGGTAAGCCAAAGCTCGGTTCCCTCACCATTGGGTCCTGAACCGAGAACAGCATCGGTAGGCATATCAAGTCTCCTGATACCAAATCATAAAATCGCCAGATGTTCGGAAGATGCGCCTGTCCGCATCGAGGTCTTCATAGGTATCCCGCTCATCATCGAGCGAGAATCCGCGCCAGCGGTCAGTGAAACCGCGTTCAATAACTTTGCGAACAGCGTCGAATGCGACAGGCGCTTCGCTCGAAACGTTCAGACTCCATGCATCGACCTGCACCCTGCGCGAACGCAGCTTTGCAGCGCCCTCTTGAGAATATAAAGTGCCCGACGATATGCTTTGCAATGTCACGCCGGGCAGTTGCGACCGCGCCGGGCGTGACATCCAGAATATTGCAGGATAACCTTTGTAAGATGATAGCAGCGGGGCAAGAGATGGCTCTGATCGCAGATCGGCGATCATCATCGCTCGCAACATTATTTTTTTGCTGCCCGCGCCAGTTTTCTGGCCTGCCGCCCCAGTGCTTTCACCACATTATCCCACAGAAAAACAGAAAACCGGTCCAGCACATTCATTTTGTCGGACTCCCATGCAGGCCGGGCAAACGGCTGCGCGGGCTCCTTATATGTTCCGAATTCCTGCATCTGCCCTTGTAGCGCGCCTTCTCTTGATGGTCCGATATACATCGTCAGTCCGCTGCCCGATTGTTTGGTGAACTCTCTCTGCCGGCCGCTTTTCTGTAGTGAGCTGATTGCAATACTCTCTTTGAGAGTACCGCTATATACCGGCGCTTTCGCACGCATCATCCGGGCCGTGGGCTCGAGAGATTCTTTCATCGCGCGGCGCGTATTACTCTTGGCAGTGCCGTATTTCAGCCGGTACAGATTGTCCTCGAGCTCCTTGAAGCCCTCGAGCTTAACACTTGTTTTCATCAACCCGTCCTCGACGTAGCGGTTATGGAAACTTCACCGTCGCGTTTCCGCTTCACAATACTTTCGATGTCCCAGGCCACCCCATCGAAAAACAGCCTGTGCGCATCCGTTGTGATCGCTGCAGTGTAGCTGTCATGCCGCATGACAATGGTGGCAGGCTGCGTGGCGCTTTCCTGCGCTGCCTGTCGGCGCTCCTGCCCGGTGCCATATATGATACGCGCCCAGCGCTTTTTATCCTCGGCCCAGTCATAAATCTCGCTGCCGAAATCGTCCTCGCGCAGCAATTGCTGCGTATGGATTTCAATGCGCTTATGGATTGGGCCTGCAGACAGCATTATCTGTAGTCCCTGTAAGGTTCGAGCAGGGTTTTCACTGCCGTTGGCATCGGCACTTCGCTCGCTATCGTGCCGGTAACCACCGTTTCCCTGTTCGCGTATAGATCGCCCACCATCAAGAAAATCGCAGCCTTGACCGGAAAGGGTGCCGTCTCGTACCCAGCCTCATAAAGCACGCGGACATGTTCGCGCCGCGTAAGACTAAAGCTCGGCCAGCTCACGCCCGGCACAGGCTCCAGAATATTGCCATTCAGCTCATAATCGGTTTGATCGATCGCTTGCCACACCTCACCATTGCGATATTCGACACTGGTAATCGTCCTGACCGGGCCATAAGGCAGACGGAAAGCACTGCCGGGAAAGCGAGCAAGATAGGTCTGCAACATCTGCACACCTATCACCCGATTGAGATAACCATCCGGCCCGGAAATATGGGCAGTCGCAGCCGCCACCATGCCAGTTATCAAAGCGTCCTCGTCATCGCTATCGACGCGCAGATGCTCTTTGGCCTCGGCCAGTGTAATCACTGGCGCGGGCTCATTGACGGCAACTGTGCGCATCACCCTGCAGCCACTTCAACACCGGCCGCAGTGCACGTTTCTGGCGTCAGCACACCCATATTGATAACGGGGTGGCTTTCTCCGCAGATGCCCAGCCGGATAGCGCCGCCATTATTCAGGGCTTCCAGTTGCTCCGGCGTCGGCTTCCACACGCTATACATGAAATTATGGCCGCTCTGAACGTCCACTTCATCTGCAACCGGTAATATTCCGCACATGCCGTCAAGCTTTTGATCCCACCCTTTCGGCGCACCCAGCATTCTTGCTCCGGTGAAGGTGCAGATCTGCATGATCAGGCTTTGCCCTTGTTCGAAGGTGACTGCGCTTCCTTGTTCGCGGGTGGCGAATTCGCTTTTTTCCCATCCAGCTCTTTCTTGGTAGCTTCACGGATCAGGCCGCGCTTTTGGAGCGCGGAAAAGCGCGTGTCGGTGAGTTCGCGCAATATCCAGCCGGTGCGAACCGTGCCGTTATCACCGTGATGATCTTCCAGAACATAGGCGTTCTTCATGTGTGTACCTCCGTTGAATGGGCGGAACCCGAAGGCCCCGCCCACATCTTGCATCGATTGGTTATGCAGCCGCCGGCAGGTCGACCAGCGCACCCTTCACCAGCGCCGCAGGGCGACGGATAGCGAGAGCCAGCCGTTTTTCGGCGCGAACGGTCAGCATGTTTTTGATGAAGTTGTCACGATCCTGATCGGAAATGCGCACTTCCGTTTCCATGCGGTCGAAGATCTGGCCTGCCATGCGGAATGCACCAACCATGAAATTGCCCGATCCGATCCGCTTGGTCGGCACGACAGGGCGTCCCCACAGGACCGGCCCGGCAATTCCGAGCGGATTGGCGAAGACATAGGCACCATCCGTCGTCTTGGTCAGTTCGATGCTGGTCCATGCACTGGGATGCAGCACCATGCCGTCCGGCGCATAATCGGCCAGTTCCACCTGCAATACAGCAAGGCGTAGCTGATCGATCCGCGTCGGATCGGCATAGCCGATAGGATCGGCATAGGCGCTCGCCACAGTGTACAAGCCTTCGAGATGCTGCCCGGTGCCATCGCCAAGCAAAAGTTCGGCATCTTCTGCATCGTCCAGACCATAACGCAGCTCGCCATCGATCAGGCTTTCGAGCTGCGGGATATCGTCCATCGCTTGTCGTGATGCCGGAACCCAGTGCGCAATAGTGCGAACCGGCGCACTATCGACTTCCCATGCGTAATCGGATTCAGGCTTCTGTGCCCCCTCGGCCACAACATCCGCATTGTTCGTCCGTGTTACCTGCTTTGCATATTCCACGGAGTTACTGGTAGTCCGGCCGGGTGTCAGCAAATCGCGAATGCGCGGGCGCTGGCGAGGCAGCTCGACAATGCCGGGCTGGCGCGCAGGCTGGATCAGAGGCCCTGCAGATGCGGGATCGCTGGTCACTGCCTTTACTTCCAGCCGCATCGTGCCTGTGCAGCCGCTGTCCAGATAGGACTTGAATTCGTCCGATGCGCCGACCTTCTGGCCGAGCGATTTATGCTCCATCTCATCGTCACCGCCACCGCGCTGATCCAGCTTCTGGGCCAGTTCGGTCATCTCGCCGCGCAGTTCGGTCAGCTTGGTCAGTGCTTCATCGGCGTTGTTTTTCGCCTCGCGGCTGACGTCCTCGCCTTCCTTCGCCTTCTTCTCGAAGTTCTCGGCAAAACCCTTCACCTTATCGAGCGTGTCCTTCAGTTCCTGCTGAATGGTCTTTTCATCGCGCGGCTCCTGGCCGCCCTCTTCCTTGCGGCCGAATTCACGGCCACGCGTCATCATATTCATGGTTGTTATCCTCAGAGCTGGGGCAGGCTGAAACCCGCCAGAATGTCCGAAAGGCCTTTGGTGGCCTCGCTGTCTTTCGCCGCGCTCTCAGACTCGCTCTGGAGCAAATGAGGCAGGCCACGGTTGGCGACCACCGCAGCCTGACTTTTCGAAAACCCTGCCTCGCGCAGGATCCGTTCGAATTCTGGAAGGTTTGGTAGCTGGCCATGCGCCAGCTTGAATTTCACTGCTTCAACCCGCGCTTCATCATTTGCGGGGAACGTCACGAGCGACACCTCGACCAGGTCGAGCTTGCGCAGGGTCCGGATACCGGTCTTCTCGTCAAAGCTGCTCTCGCGCACCCAGTAACCTATCGACAGGCCGGTCACCGAACCCATCTTCATGTGGCCATGGGCTCGCTTGGCCAGATTGTCGAAATCGACGGCCAGCGTGCCATCCACCTTCAGGCCGACGTCATCTTCTTCCAGCAGGTCATAAATGCCGATAGGCTCAGCGGTGCGGTGCTGCCAAAGAATCGGCACCTTGCGGCCCTTGGCAGCCAGTTCGGCGAGGCTGTCCTTGAAGGCACCGGGCGCGACCACCTCGCCATAGCTGTCTTCCACACCGAACACCGAACCGTATCCGGAGAAGCTGCCGTCGTCTTTCACGTCCGCAGCTTTCACGCTCAGCGTGAAATCGCGCACCTTGAGCTGGCTTTTGCGATACATGGTTAGTCCTCGAGATCAGGCCCGACATTGTGGCCCATCATTGAATGTAGCTTGCGCTCGATCATGGCTTCGATATCGCCGCCCTTCATGCCGAGCAGATCCTGCAGAGCATTGCGCAGTTGCTGCTCCGACGAATGCGCGCCGCCCGAGCCAAGCTGATCGAGCCGCACCAGATTTGACTGCACAGTGAGATATTCACCGCCCTCACGGTGATCGAGATTTTCGCGCGAACGCATTTCGTTGCGATCCATCACGCCGTTCTGCCCAAAGGCGGAATATAGTGCGGCGCGACCGGCACTATCGGTCGCCATCACCGCTTCACGGTTGAATTCTGCGTAGACCTTTTTCCGCTCGCCCACGGGCAGCAACTGCTTTTTCGCAGCCTGTTCAATCTTCTTCAGCAGCGGGTTGAGGCGGAGCGTCTGCCAGCCGAGCAGCAATTGCTCGATGCCGGAGCCCCACATCGTCTGTCCTTGCGCAGCATGGCCGATCAGAATGGGCAACATCCCGAACCACCGGCACACTTCCTCAACATCCCAGCGCCTGCTTTCCAGCAACTGCGCATCCGCCGGCTTCATTTGCAGCGGTACGAATTTGAAATCCTTTTCCAGAGGCATGACTTTGCCCGCCATCTCCGGGCTGTTCATGAACTCAGCGAATATATCGATCAGATCGGCCCGTTGCTCCGGCTTGAGGTTGGTAGTGCCGGTTTCCATAAAACCCGATATTTGCAGGCCTTTTGCAAATGCATTGCTTGCCGTCCGATTGGCCGAAAGAGCACTGCCGATGGTCCGCCGTCCGAATTCCACGGCTGACAGACCAACATCGCCGCCAAACGTCATACCGCGGAGATGGAACACCTTCTCGGCCGGAAGCTCTTCCAGTTTCCCACGGTCGCGAAAGCGATAAATACGCTGCCCGTTCCTGCGCACCACGTCGGTCAGATCGGGCCGCATAGGGGTCAGCGATGTAACGCGATTACCAAGCGTGCTTTTTTCCGCATAGGCGTTGCCCCACAGATCCATAGCCGCGACCTGCCCGGCCCAGAACTCGCTGGGTGTCTGGTCTGCATTCGGGCTTTCATGCAGCAAGTCATACAGCCAGTGGCCATCTTGCGCCCGCCGACCGCCGCTTTCACTCTTGCTGTAGACACCGCAACCCATCGATCCGACCAGTTCGGACTTAAGGGCAATGCAGGCCCATGCGGTGGAGAGGCCGAGAGTGGACTTTGGCGTCACCCGGTCCCCGCCCGCACCGCCGCTAATATTGAACATGATGCGGGACGGCTCATCTTCAGGCGCACCGCTCAGCTTCGCCGAACTGTCTCCGGTAACATAACTCCATGCGGTGGAAAGCCAGTTAGCCATCAGGCGGCCGCCCGCATGGCCTGAATAAAGCTGTCCACGCCACCGCCCTCTTCCTCGGGCACCAGCATCGGAGCGGTTGCATTGATCATCGCGTCCACTCCATCGATCTTGTTCGCACTGTTGGGCAGCTCCTTTTTCGGGAGCAGGCTTCCATCCACTCTGCGATCGACAAATGTATTGCCGACCATCCATGTCATCACCGGGTTGGCATCGTGCCTCAGGCGGCCCGGTCCAGACTTTACGCGCGCCTCAATGGCTTTCGCGGGGTCTGTTGTGTTCGCGGCCTTCTTGGCCATCTGCACCGCGAAAGGTTCGCCGCCATCGTCAAAATCTTCATTCAGGCGGGCCGCCATTGCGAGGCCGCTATTCCACTGGTCGAACGTTGTGCCGTGGACGCTCAGTTCTTCTTTCAGCCACCTTATTGTGTCTTCGATAACCCGGTGGTCGATGAAATCGCCCTCGGTCTTGATCAACGCGCCGTCTTCCACCCAGCGCTTATACAGCTCTGTAACCTGCTTCACCTTGCTGTCGGTGCTGCCCAGCCGGGCTTCCGGCAGGAAAAACCACGTCTTCACCAGCAATCTGCCATCGGCATCGAGCGCGGCCAGAACCAAGGCGGATAAGTCATCCACATTGGACAGGTCGGCGCCAATCCAGCAATCGAGACCGCGAAAGTCTTCAATGCTCAGCGTTTCATCGCCGCACGCCTGCCACTTCGCCACACTCAGCCATGCCGATGCCGCGCCCGACCAGATATTCAGGCGCTTGGTTTTAAACTCGTTTTCAGCCGCCGGATTTTCTTTCGCTTCCAGCGCATACTGTCGCAGCTCTTCAAGCTGAACCGATGCGCCGAGCAGCGGATTTGCCTTGCACCACAGATCCGGATCGAACGGATCGTCACCGACCTTGCGGCCATCGTCGTAATCTTCCGCCCTGTCGAGCGTCCAGATACATGCGAAATAGTGCTCCGCCTCAACCGATCCTTCCAGCACCTTCGTCGCGAAGGTCCGTTCTTCGTAGCAAGGGCCGTGAATGTTCGGCCCTGCTGTGGTGATCGCCCACATCAACGGTTGCTTGCGCGCCCCGAAGGCAGACCGCATCACGTCATATAAGCTACGATCCTTGTGAGCGTGGAACTCGTCCAGCGTTACAAGATGCGGATTATGGCCATCCTGCGATTTCGATTTCGCATGCAGCGGCTGCATATATCCGCCGTTTTCATCACACGTTATCGACTTTGCCCAAGGCGTAATCAGGAAAGCTTCCTGCAGATCTGGCGTCTTTTCAACCATCCGCTTGGCCGGATGAAACACCTTTTTCGCCTGATCGAAGGTAGTGGCAACGGTGAGAACCTGCGGCCCGACCTCATCTTCGCAGCACAGGCAATAAAGCGATACCCCGGCCGTCTTGGTCGACTTCGCGTTCTTACGGGCTACCTCTTCATATACCACCGTGAATCGGCGCAGCCCGTTTTCCTTCCGACGCCAGCCGAACACGACGGCGAGAACGAATATCTGCGCTGGCTCGAGCGTGATGGTAGGAGTGTCCCACACGCCCTCAATATGCGGCAGCTTCTCGATGAAGTCGCACACGTCATTGGCGTGCCAGGCGGAAAACTTGTATCGAAACTCCTTCTTCCGTGATCGTTTCAGATCGTCCAGATGGCGCTGCGCAGCCAGCCGCGTATATTTGCAGTGCCTGCGCTGCTTTTTGTCCTTCGCCGCCTTGCGCGCATAGTCGAGCGCGATGGCGGCATAATCTCTAGCGTGGCCGGTTTCCGTTGCGCTTGAAGGGGTTGGACGTTTTGCCGCCATCAACCACACCTCCACTCGCAACACGGCTTTTTCGCCCGGCAATGCCGAGCAGTTCGGCCATCCGCCGCGCTTCGGTCAGATACGCAGCCGGGGGCGGCTCACCGCTGGCAAAGGCCTTCCGGATCATCGCTTCCAGCGAACAATATCGGGCAAACAAACTGCTGTCCGTCTCACTGTTCCCGGTCGCCATCACGCGCCCGTGCTCTTCTTCCCAGACCAGCTCCGCTTCCGCCGTAAGATAGTCCGGCATCCGCAAAGGATCATCGGCAACAATGATCTCGATTTTGGAATCATCGCGGCAGGGCTGAAGCGTGCCACGCGCCGCCTTGCTGGCTGGCGGCTCAGCCTTCCTTCCTCGCTTCATTCTGGCCTCCGCAACGGGGCCGAAATTTTATTCAACCCAAAAAACTTAAATCGCACGCGCAAAAAAAGTGGGACCCCGCCGGTCCTACGGCGGATTCCCCCTGACTTTCGACCCGCCCCTACCCCCTTCGGCGCTTGCGGGCTCTCTGAGCCTCTTTTGCGGTCTTGGCATTGCTGCAATCCCTACACAGGCCCTGATAGTTGCTGCGTTCGCCGCAGCCGCCCTCAGAAAGCGGAATGATATGATCCGCGATCTCTGTTGCAGACACACGGCCATGCGCCTGACATTCTCTGCACAGCGGCTCTTCAACAAGCACACGTTCGCGCATCTGTTCATGCGCGCGGCCATATCCACGCGCCTGTCTGCTCGCCCGAGCGCTGGTTGCCCACGGCTTAGGCTTACTGCGCCGCATGCCGAGAGTAACTGTGGGAGGTGATTTAGGCACAGGCCGGACCTCCCGAAATCAAAAAGGCCACCGCCCGAAGACGATGGCCTTGAAACTGGTCGGCAATGATTGCGGCTCTGTTGCCGAAGGCCTCGCCGGACACATCTCCGGACTTTCTATTTATGACCATTTCACCTTTTGTTCTATGTGTCAAGCCGCTATCTCCGCAAGGCCTTCCAATGCATATCGTATCATACGCACATCGTCTTCATCGGCGCGTATGCCTGCTCTGCGATCAGCGAACAGCAGCCGGTCGAGCCAGTCAGGGCCGCAGTCTGGATGCACATCGATGACCAGCTGATAGAACGCTCTGCGGATCTGCGGGCCAAGAGTGTGAACCATGCACAGGCTTTCATTCAGCCACTCTTCCCGCTTCAAAACCTTGGCATGATCGATGGCAATCACACTGCCTGAGGATGATCCTGCCAGCGGGCTCTTGTAGCTGCCGGTCGAATAGGCTGCCCAATAGGCATTGCTGATCGCCCGCGCAGTATCGAGCAAGGCCTTTGCCTCCGACCCTGCCCCCAGCAATCCGGCACGATAAGCGCGGCCAATGGCGTCGCATCCATCCTGACCGTATAGCGCCTGCATCGCCTGCGCCCGCTCTGTGCCCTTGTCATAACGAGGCAACCCGGCTCGAATTGCCCGCCCATTGCGCTCCCGCTTAACGTTTTTCCTTTTGCGACCTGATCTAGCCATTAGCTGCCCTTCTTATCGGCTGTTCGACTTGGAAGCGTGTCCAGCGTACGCCAGACCCGATGGCTGCCCTCGCAGCCGCCATAATTTTCGATTGGAAGTGATCCTCAATCCACGACCGCTGAAACTCGCTGGACGTGACCACCACAACGCCCGGAGCATCCCAAATCAGAGCGCATCGTTCGATCCATGTCTCATACGCTGTTTGGCCAAGTTCCGTCCTCAGAACGTTATGAATGGCCGCCGACCGATCATCTTCGTCTGCTTTGGCCACGGGTGGCGGAAGAACATCCTTGCCCTTGCCGCCGGCTGACCGCTGCGTTGTGAGGTAAGCAAAGCTCACGCCAGCCTTGGCATCCCGCATGATCTTTGCATGATCGCTGATCAGCCACTTGGTCAGCGCAGCATCCCAGTCACGCTTGCAGCCCACGGCTCGGGTCTCGGAGTGCCAATGGCATCGAAACGTCTCGCAAACCGCCTCATACGCCCCGCTCGGCCATTGCTCGACCAGCTTTCCGGCTGTGGGCGGCAGTTGATCGACAGGCGGTGGCGACCAGTCACTGGGCAATCGGGTTCCACGGGAGGGCCGTTTTCCACTCCGCCCAGACTTGGCGGGTTTTCCCTTCTCCAAACGATCATCAAAATCGGCAGTGGGGGCCTTATCAGCTTTAGCTGATAAGGGGGGTATAGGTTCCCTAAAAGGTTCCGTGTCCCGTTTTTGGGACTCTTTACGGGAAAAAACGGAACTGTTCCGTTTTCGGTACTGTTCCGCTTTCGGTACTGTTTCAGACGGCGGATCGGACTGCGTGCCTTCCCTTCCGGCCGCCAGCCGATAGACCTTCACCTGAGAGGTTCGGCCCCGGCGCTCCCCGGTGTCTTCAATCAGGGGAAACATACCGTCTTCCAGCCGCTGCAAAGCGGTTATCACTGTTTTTCGATTAAGGTCGCTGAAGTCACAGAGCCATTGAACTGAAGGAAAAGAGCAGTGATTGGCATCCGCGCAGGATGCGAGCCCCAGCAAAACCAGTTTCGCCGAAGACGAACCGGGGCGTTGCTTGGCGGCCCAGCTCTGGGTTTCCCAGCTCATTTGCGCCTCCACACACGCCAGAATCCGGAAATGTTCGGCCCTCTCACCAGCCGTTCGAAGGATTGCGGCTTAACCAGCCGGCGCGTGCCGTCGCGATAGATGAGCAGATAGGTATCGGGCTGGCGCATCATGCGGCCCTCCCGTCGGCTGGCTGGATCAGCGTCACGACCACACAGCAACGCGTCTCGCTGCGCATCTCAACCGTGGTTACAAACCGCGCATCATCGCATTTCAGAGCATCGGCGATGCCGTCCCGCCCGGCCTTGAAGCTCGCCGGTACATTGTCATCATCGCGGCTGGCCCGGTCCGGGGGAAAGAAATCCAGCCGGATAGCGATCTTGCCATCCGTTCCGGCATAGCCAGGTACTTGCAGCCCGGCTTCAAGCGCCAGCGCCCAGCATGCCCGGCGATAATCCTTCTTGGCCCGCGATTTAACGGTCCAGTGGCCCCGGAAGTTTGGTGACAACTCGACCGGCGGGAACGGCACGATCACGCGCGGCCCAGCCGGAAGGTCGGTGATATCGTCAATGGGCCTCGGTGCGGGGCGCGGGCGCGGGGGTTTCTTTTTTCTCTTTGAAGCCTTCGGACGCCAGCCGCCTGAGAAGATGGGTTTTCGGTTCGCGCTCATATAGGCATTTCCGAAATCGGCTTGCCGGGCTTTTTCAGCCCATATTTGCGCTGTTCCTCGGCCAGCAACCGCCTTTCCCGTTCCAGCCGGGCCTCTTCCACGGCGAAGCGGCGCTGCTCCAGCTCGCGTTCTTCCGCATCGAAATCCACCGCGACGCCATCGAACCGGTTTGCGGTCTTTTCATACGGGTTGCAGGCAGGCAGCTTTAACGCCTCTTCCACAGCTTCAATCGGGGGTGGCCATGCACTGCTGCCCAGTATGTTTACCAGCGATGTTCGGATAGTGTTCGGTTTCACGCCCGTGCGGCTGGCAAGCTCTTCCAGCCCTTCGCCGTTTTTCAGCGCGGCATGCACCTCTTGCAGCCGCTGCATCTGCACCGGCGTGACGACACAACGCCGCAATCTGTATGTTCCATAGCTCATTTGTCTTTCCCGAAAGGTTCCAGCCATGGGCTGGGCGGCAGGCCCATATCGGCCCGCATCTGGCGTGTGGTTTCTAGGATTTTCAGCCGCGCCGGACTGTAATGGACACGCACGAACCGGCCCCGCGCATCGCGCGGCTGTTTCCGTGTTCCTTCTGATCGGAACAGGCCCAGTTCATGCGTGCCCGGCTGGACCATGATTATTCAGGCGTGCCGAACATCATGGGTAATTCGGTTTCAACCTGCACCCGCTCGCACGCTTCGCGGAAACTGTGGTCGAATGTCCGGTCTGCCCGCCAGAGCTGATAGTAGAACACCAGCCCTTCCGCCGTCTTGCGATAACGCAGCCGCGCCGCCAGCCGGTAAATCGGCCCCTTATTGAACACCGGAATCCCGATCAGGAACAGGCCCGGCACGCGCAGCGGTGCACCCACATCGTCCACATGCTCTGCTACGAACTGAACCTGCCCTTCGCCAGAAGAAAGGTTGATCGCCTCTTTCACCGCAGAGCGTTCATTGACTTTCAGACCGACGGAAAGTTCGATCAGCTTGGAAGGGCTGGCAATGGAACCGCCCACCGTATTGACGAAACGCTGCATATCTTCCGGCAGGCTGTCCTCACCGGGGATCAGGTCCAGAACGTCAATAATCCTGTCTTCCAGAAAGGCGGCAAACTCTGCCATCTTGAAAGGCTCGCCGTCATACTTCGTCCAGGCTTTCCATTCATCCGACAGCGGGAATTGGAACAGCGACCGGTGCAGGCCGTAACGCGGATCGGATTCTGCGCCAGCCCGGTGATAATCCAGTACGGCGGTGATGGAGGGCTTTGTGCGATCATCGATGGCGAACAGCACGCTGTCAGCGTCCTTGAAGCGGTTCACATGGTCGATCAGGCTCTCGATCGCTGTCAGTGAAGCCGTGCCATACCGCTGAGACGGTGCACGGCGATATTCGTCGAACACTTCGCTGGGGATCACCTTCGTGCCGTGCGAGCTGATCTGAACAATCGCTTCAACGCCTGTACCCGGCTCAACAAGCGTTTCGATCTCGGGCCTTTTATAGGTTTCAATGATTTCACGGACTTCCGCGGCCGTGCCGCGCTGTTGTGCAAAGTCGGACATGCCGATCTCCTTTCGTCAGGGGTAAAGGGGTCAGGCGTCGCGCATCGGCGCGCTGCCTGACACGTCACGAATGCCGAACAGCTGCTTCTGGCCGGGGCGCGTGCGCGTCATGCGATGATCTTCGGTCGCCCACATGATCGATTTGGCGCGGCTGGCCTCAGGTTTGGCCGCCTTGAACTTCGCCTTGATTTCGGTGACGCCGCCTTCCTGAACGAAGTCCAGCGTGATAGTGATCTTGCCCTTGGACTTGCCGCCAGACCTCCACGCATGTTCCTGCATGGTTGCAGCCAGATCCTTGATCGCGTCATAGCAATCGGCATCGAACTGCCCGTCTTCCAGAGAGCGGACAAACTCGCCCAGCGTGTTGCACGCGCCGGGAACATGCCCGCCATCGGCCGCCACGGATGGCTGATCGATGGTTGCATCGGGCCTTTCTGCCTTTTCGTTCATGATACTCACTCCTTATGGCCGCCCCGCCCATCGGCGCGGCTTCGATGCATCGGCGGAGGTGCTGGCAGGGCGTCACGCACCGCCAGCCGGTCCGGTCAGGTGGAACCGTTCCCGGCGATGGATTGCAGGATCGGAAGAAGGTCACCGGCCCTTTTGGCGAGCATGGCCCGCTCGCTGTGGTCGATCACGCCATCTTCCAGAAATTCGTTGCCCTCGGCGACCAGCCGGGCTGATTGCGCCAGCGCCCGCAGCATCGTTGCATCCGGGCACAGATCCAGCGGGGCCGCGCTGAACCCCATATGCCGGGCCACACGGGCAAAGGCTTCGGGTGGCAGGATCGCAAAGACCCGCATAAACACGTCCAGCGGCATTTCCGGGCCGTCCGTCTCGACATAGGATCGCAACTTGCGCTCTTTATCGCCGGTCGCCGCGGCCAGATCGGCCCAGCTAATGCGGCGGCCATGGCCCACAAACATGCGTAACGTATCGGCAACCAGCCGTTTTACGCTGGGGATGGAATATTCCGGCATCATTTCCATGGGCAAACCCCGCTGCGCCGCACAATAAGTCGGCATGGCAAAACACGGATGGAATGAAGTGCCCGGCGGAGACGGACAGGGGGGAGTTCCCCGCCGGGCAGGCGACCCGGAACGCGCTTATGCGGCGTTCTCAGGGCTAACGGGTCAGTCATGGGGCGGCGTCCGGCTGGCGGCTATGCCCTGCGGTGGGACACCTCCACGGGGACGGATTGACGCCGCCCCCGCTTCGGTCACGGTTGCAATGTCAGAAACAACCGAAAGGCGAATGAAATGGACGAACCGCTTAAGAAACTTGATACGAGCATGCACATTCTCATGCTCGAACATCTCACCCTGCATTTGTGGGCAAACATCCTGTCTTCTCAGCCTGATCCCGTCAAAAGCGCACAAGAGTGCGCACGCGGAAGTCTCAGTGAGTTGGACACTTATGCCGAAAAGAGAGCCGAAACGGCTAATGAGGCTTATCATCCAGCTACTCAACTTCTCCTCCATCACACGGAGTACTTCTGGGCGATGGTTGAAGATCTCGTTCAGAAGCGAGCAGAGAGGGAAGGAAAGCTATAGGCCCTTTGCCGAAGCTGCGGCGGATTGCGTTCAGCATCTTGCGGTGGGCATAAACCTCCCGCGCATCCCGTCGACGCTCCACCCACGTATGGATAGCCTGTTTCTTGATGATCCGGGGAGCGCTCACGCCGCCTCCTCCGCTGTCAGGGAGGCATGCGGGCAATCGACGAAGGTGCAGGCTTGGGCGGCGGCGCTGTCCAGCCGGGTTTCGCACACCGCGCACAGCACGGTCCGGTTTTCCGGCAGCGCCTCTATTTCAGCATCGCTCAGCGCCCAGTCGGGCTTTGACCGGGCAGCGGCTACGTCGTCATCGTCCGGCTTGGATAGCTGCCAAGGCTCGACCGATTCTAATACATCGATTTGTTTGTCGGTGAGGTCGGCAATGGACGGATGACGCCAGCCGGTCTGACGAAGAAGGTATATTGCCAGTGCTCGGGGAGGAGTTCGTCTCCCGTTAGCAATCATGCTCGCATAGGACTGGCTAATCCCCGTCGCTTTGCGGATTTCTCTGGAGGTCAACTTTTCCATGCCGCAAACATCACATAATGTGATTTTAAGTGCAACTGAAAAATATCACAATCTGTGTGGCGCGATTGAGTTCACAATCTGCGATAATAAGGAGATGCAAGAGCGCGACGATAAAAATGGCGGGCCCAACTATCTTCGCGCGTGGCGAGAGTTTCGCCATATGTCTCAAGCGGAGCTGGCGGAAGCAGTCGGCACTAACCAGAACATGATAGGGTATCTGGAGAGCGGTGAGCGGGGATTGTCAGCCAAATGGTTGAGGCGCCTAGCGCCGGCATTGAAGACCCAGCCAGGCTTCATTCTGGAACACGACCCTTCCACTTTACCTACCGATATTATCGAAATTTGGGTCAACGCATCTGCAGAAGAACGCAAACAACTTATTAGCGTAGCGCAGGCGTTGGTTCGCAAAAATGGAACTGTTGGATAACGGGGGAAGATATGACGGAATCTCTGGGCGGGAACGGCCAGCCGAAAAAGCGCGGCTGCATGTTCTGGGGGCTGGTCGGCATCGGTGTCATTTTCGCACTGGGCGTGATCGGCGCGCTTTTCGGAGATCCGCCGGCACAAACCGGCCAGCCGGGCGTCAGCGCTGGTGATAGCCGGATCGCCGGGGCGCCCGAACAATCTGCCCCCGCCGCCCGCCGAAACGATCCGGGGATCAGCGCGGCTGAATTCACTGCCATCAAAACCGGGATGACGCCTTCTGAGGTGGAAGCCATCGTGGGCTCACCCGGCGAAGTTATCAGCGAAAATGAACTGGGCGGCATCCGCACTATTATGGTTCAGTGGGATGGTGAAAACGGATTTGGTGCCAATGCTAATGCCATGTTTCAGGATGGCAAACTGATCCAGAAATCCCAGTTCGGCTTGAAGTAAGGCCCGCTCATGGCTGCTACGCAACTGAAACGCCCTCGCAAGAAGATCTTCCAGCTGGTGGGCGAAAGCTTCGATAATCCCGACGGCACCAGCCGCCAGACTATCCTTCTCTCCACCGATCCGGGGGAACCCGCTTATCTCAGGCGTGACCCGGATAACCCTAAAGACCCTAACGCAATTGCAGTGCTCGACGCGCTCGACCGGCAACTGGCCCATATCGCCGCAGAGGACGCGGCCATTCTGGCACCTTTGCTCGATAGCGGCGACATACCGCGCGCCAAAATCCACCAGATCACCGGCGGCTTGCGGAACTATCCCACGATGGGCTGTGAAATCTCTCTCGCATGGGAAGGCCAGAAACCCCACCGCCATCGGCCCTTGCAAGAGGATCAGGCCGCATGGCGCAAAGCGCAGGTAAAAAAACGGTTAAAAACCTCAAGCACTGGCTGCCTCGGGATGATCCTTCCGGCCGCTTTTCTAACCAGCACCGCCCTGATCGCCACCAATTGGCCTTTATGACGATACCTCGCCTTTTCCTTACCGCCTGCGTGCTAGTCCTAATAGCACTTCCAGCCGGGGTGCAGGGGCAGGGAAATGAGCATCATGCCGCCCAGAGCGAAATACAAAGCGCTGATAGCCTGAACGGTGGTGAGGCGGGTCCAAGTCCCTTTCGCGGATCTGTCACTGAAGTAATTGCCGCTGAGGAGAATGAACACAACCCACAATCCCGGCAGGCCGAGGAACCAGATACTGCTGTAAATTGGACTGCCGAGCAGTCCGCAGAAGAAAGCGCGAAGGCCGCCATCCGTTCCGCTAACGCGGCTGTGTATGGAATATGGCTGGGCTTCGGCACGCTGCTTTCCGCCATAGCCGCTGCCGGCTTCGCTGGCCGGGCGGCTCAACACACCAGAAAGGGCAGCGAAGCCGCTATGAAGAGTGCGCAGACCGCTGCCGAAACGCACCTCGCGTTCCTCAATGCCGAACGTGCCATCGTACGATTGCAAGAATTTGTTTTTCAGCAAAACACTGTCGATCATCTCTCCGTCGACTGGGAGTTTGAACTGACTGTAATCAATCGGGGAAGGAGCAGTGCCACTCTGGTAGAAATAGGCTGGGACATAGGAAATGGGCCAGTCTTCGGAGACTGCGAGTCCTGCTTTTACACGACTAAATTCATTCCTGTCGGAGAATTGGTCGACAACATACGGATACCCATTCAGCAAATACCGGACTTTCCGTTTTTTATCATGGGTTTTTTCAAATATGAAACTCTGACAAATACCGCCTTCACCACGTATTTTTGCTGTCAGGTTAGACGCCTGAGCGAGTTCTCGAGCGCTATGACGATGAGAGAATATTCCGCCACTCCACACATCTGCGCTGACATGCCCAAAGACACCTGAAACAGCCAGCATACTCGCTAACAACCAACCCACCATCACTAACCTCACAAATTCCCGCGCAGCAGGGGCTGCGGCCTAATCGTCAGAAATCGATAATCACATTTTGTGAATATTTCAAGTTGACAGAAGTTCACATATTGTGATTATCTAGCCTCCAGAAACGAACTGGAGGCATCATGTCACTCAATTCTGGAAGGCCGCCTCGCGCACCATGCTTCGGCGTCAGCGAAGAGGAGATAGCGGCCGAACTGCAGCGTCATCCGTCTCTGAGCCTTCACGCGGCGGTGAGCCGGATTGAAACCCGCAAGGCCTATGCCCGGCGCGGCCAGCCGTGCCCGCCCTCGCTGATCGATATCGTGGCAAACAAAGACGCTGCCGCTCTGGCCCGCGCCCTCGCCGATATCCGCGCCTTCGGGAAAGCCCATGCCCGCCCCAAAGGTCGCGCGGCATGAGCGATCATAACTGGAAAGCGGGCGATATGGCGCTCTGCGTTCACGATGGTGGATGGAACCTGCTCGATGGCACCGATGCGGAAGGCCCAAACGCAGGCGAGATAAACACGGTTCGCCGCGTTGGATCTGATCCCGCGGGCGTGATCGGCCTCTGGTTTGAAGATTATCCCGGTGATCGCCCCTGTGACGGATATCCGGCGAAGAGCTTCCGCAAAATCCGGCCTCATGCCCCCGATGCCGAAGACGCTGAAACGATCCGCCTGCTGAAACGCCAGCCGGAAGCGGCGCCATGCTGAGCCCAGCCCAAAAGGCCAGCCGCGAACAGCGCGTGCTCACCTATATCGCTGGCTATTGTGAAGCCCATGGCAGCATGCCGCCGAGCTGGCAGGAAATTGCCGATGCCTGCGGTCTGCACCGCCGGGCCTCTGTAGGCCCGATTCTCGATCAGCTCGAACAGCAAGGCCATATCCGCCGCCTGCCAATGCGCAAACGGGCCATCGCACTGTGCCACCCGGTCGCCATACCCCGTGCCCCTGCCACTGGCGAACCGCTCTATTTCATCCAGCCGTCCTGTGGCGCGGAAAAGAGAGAGGATGCCGCATGATCGCCCGCATCGCCCCGGCCATTGGCCTCGCACTCGGCGCCAGTGCCGCCGGTGTGGTTTTCGCGCTGGCCGAATGGCTGGCCCATATTTCGGAAGGAACCCTGTGATGCAGCACGGCACCCCGCCCGATCCATACTGGGACGCAAAGGAAAAGCGCGCCGCCCGCCGCTGGCTGGCCGCGATTGCCGCCATCGTCCTCATCATCCTCGCCACAGGCGCCCGCGCCTTCTGGCTCTCCCTGTAAACGGAGGCGGAATTATGAACCCCATACTGAAAAACTGCCCGTTGCAGCCGCTGGGTGTCACCTTGCAGGAACAACGCTGCGTCTTTCGCAAACCAAGCGGCGTGATCGTAAAGCAGTTGCAGGATACAGTCAGTGTATCATGGCTATCTGCGGTTTTCAGTGAAGAAAACAGATCGGCATGGTGGCTCATGAAAGATCATCCAGCGCGGGAAGATATCGCAAAGGCGCTGATCGCAGAATGTCGCCACCTTGACCTATGGACCGATGCCGATCTGCGTACCAGAGGAGGCCAGAACAGCGCGATTGGCGATCTGGAAGAGGCACTGCGTAAAGCGAAGATCGAGACTGAGGATGATACTGCCTGGATCCTGTCCGGCATGTCCGAAGAGCAAAGAGTTTTGCTGGCAAGGCACTTGCTGCCGGTGGTGTCGGCCTATCAGGAAGCCGGCCTCCGAAGCGGGAAGGCAGAATCCACTAAAGCCCCAACCAGCGCCGCAAAGCAACGCGCCATCGCCCTGATCGAAACCCACGGCCCCGAAGTGCTCGACACAATCGAGCGCCTCGCAAAGCTGTGCGATGGCGTTGGGGAGCACGCGGCATGAGACAGCCACCCTCCCCCTGTCTCAATGGCTGGACTTTTCCCGATCACTATACCGATGCTGCCTGCCATTATACGCATGCAGTTCGCACTGCCGAAATCAGCATCTTTTGCGAGCGTGCCTTGCCAGCCGTGCGGGCTGCGGCACGCGAATGCGGTTATGCGCTCGCTATCCACGGTTCGCAGCAGCGCGATCTCGATATCGTTGCAATTCCATGGACTGAAGAGGCTACGAATACGGAGCGTTTGCTGAATGCAATCGCCAGAGCAGTGCATGACGAAACAGGCTGGGGCCATTGGCACGATCAGCCCGCTTTAAAGCCTCACGGGCGCGTGGCTTACACGATAACAGCCAGCGCCGAAGTACATATCGATCTCAGCATCATGCCTCGTTCTGGCCAGCCGCCTTCATCGATCTTCGAAAGGGAGCATGTGTGATGGCCAGTGACCTCACCCCATACGGGCAAGGCCGTGAATGGGCTCGATTTAAAGGCCCGCACCGCCGCCTGACCTGCGAGGAGGCGATGGAAGCACATGGCTACGATCTGGATAGTCCGGAAGCGGAACGTGAGGCAGCGGTGCCGACGCTGTTCGGCCTACTCGGTCTGGATGATGCGGCGTGAGCAGCAAGGAAATCACCCCCGAACCCGCACAAATGGCGGGACAACGCCCCAAAAGCGGCACGGAGGAAATCGGTATGAAAACCTTCTCGAAGGCCGATCTTGAAAGGAATGGCCAGCAAATAAGTGGCGAAAATCCGCAGGCGGAAGACTTGGGGAAATGCGTCGGTTGCTGCGCGCCGTTACTCGCAGGGCACGTTGTAACCGTATGGGATGACGAAACAGCGCACTACGATTGCGACAACCCCTATTCCCTTAAGCGAAATCCAATGGCTGACGGGATTGACGAAAGCCCGCCGCCAGTCGTCATTCTAGGCAGTCCTGCAAGGTATGTCGATTTAGGCAAGGTGATTGCCTGCCTCGGCACCCAATCCAGCCAGAGCGAAGACACCGAGGCCCTGCAAGCCGAGAATGAGAGGCTGCGGGATGCAGTCGCTAACCCGATTGTTGCGGAGATAATTCAGGAAGTCGCAAAGGCGACCACCAAATTTCCCACTTGGCCGACACGTATAATAGACGCTGGCAACGTAGTCAGCGAAGAGGCGGGCGAACTTGCAAAAGCCTGCCTTCAAGTCACCTACGAAAAGCACAAGGAAACTATGGAAGGCGTTCACACCGAAGCGGTGCAGACGGCAGCGATGTGCATTCGCTTCCTCATGAGCATGGAGGTCTACGACACAACCCCTGGGCCTCAGCATTCGCAGCGCCGTGACCACGACAACGCAGCACTCGAAGGGAATGGGTAGATGGCCTTCATGGATCTACCACTCGACGCCCCCGAAAAGCCGAATAAAGGCAAGGAAGGCGGGGCGTGTAACCGGCGATCATGTCAGGCTGAGCCGGCCAATTGGTATAATCACGGCAGCAATCATTGGTATTGCTCCGATTGTCGCCGCGACATCGAATTTGACAACTTCAACCTGCGTGATTGGCAAACCAATTGGCAGCCTCATGTTGGGCACCCGATGTTTGAAACACGCGAGATGATGAATGAACGGGAGCGCTCGAAATGACCCGCCCCGCCAGCCGCCCGATCCCGAAGACGGACCTGACCCCATACGGCATGGGCCGCGAATGGGGCCGGCACCGGGGTCCCTATGCCCGACTGACCAGCGAGGAGGCCATGGAGAAGCACGGCTTCGATCTGGATAGCACCGAGGCCGAAGAGTTCATCGCCGGCGCGGAAAGCGTCTGGTCGGACGGATTGGAGGATGATGAGAGATGATCGCCAGTCAGGATGATGGGCGCCCCGCGCAAGTCGCCGGCCCCCTGGGCAAGCCGCTTACGATGGAGGATCTGCCCGCACCGGATATCAGGCGTTGGGTTCCCCGGCGCAAAGCGGAAGTCGTCGCGGCCGTGAATGGCGGTCTTCTGACGCTGGTCGAGGCGCTTGAGCGCTATGGCCTCACGCCGGATGAATTCGCGGAGTGGCAAAGGGCGCTCGCGCGCTCCGGCATGGCCGGCCTGCACGTCACCCGTATCCAGCATTACCGCCACAGGGAGCGCGACCAATGACGAAACCCATCGCCACCCGTCAACGCGGCAACCGCATCGAACCGGCCTGCAACACGCCCACACAGCGCCGCAGGCAAGCCGTCACTAACGCCGAATGGATGAACCGCCCGCGTGAAAGCCGGTCCATTCTGGCGCGAATATTGGGGAGATAAGCATGGCCAGTCTCGCAACAGAACTACCCCGCCAGATCCAGCGCGTGCAGGAGGAAGTCATTCCTTTGTACGAAAGCCTGCGCGGAATGCCGAACGTGATGGTCGAACCGACGATCGCCATGATGAAGCACGCTTGCAACGAAGCGATCAAAGCGGCTGCTTCGGGCGATGTCATCGCAATGATGCGGTGGCACGAAGAATTGAAGGGGATCGAAGCATGACCGACCCCCGCGAAATAGCTGCCGGGCTGAGTGAGGCGCAAAAGCGTAAGTTGGCCGCAATCGGAGATGGCCAGCCGGAAGAGTTCGCCCTCGGGCAATATGGTTTATTTCTGATCGAGCGCGGATACGCATTCGTCAATGAACTTGGTGCCCGACACCTGACCGATAAAGGCCACGCCACCCTCCGCGCCATCCTGAAAGGTGAAGACGATGCAGAGTGCTGACATGGAACAAAAAGTGACTGATGCAATTGCCTTTGCATTGTGGGGTGCGGATTTCAACCCATTCGAAAACCCGGAATATAACGATTTTTATCGCGGGATAGCTCAATCCGTACTCGCCGCAGCAGAACCCTACATCGCCGCGCGCGAACAAAAGGCGCGGGAGGAAGAGCGCGAGGCCTGCGCGAAGGTGGCGGACGGTTGGATGCAAGTTAGCGCATTAACAGGCGATTGGGACACTCAGACCGCGCAAGAGACAGGTCACAAAATAGCCGATGCCATCCGCAACCGGGAGTGCGGATGA